ATTCAACAGCTCAACAACAATTGTACCCATTTTCAGGAACTCTGCCATTGCTTCATTAGGCAAAACAATTGTTGGTGCAAGTGCATTGCCACCAGTGCCATTCAGTGCATACACCAGCGGGTTGACAAGGATGCCAGCAAAAGCACCAAGGCCACCTGCTTCAACATATCCATCAATGCCAACCAGCGCAGTGAAAGCACGCCCAATGACATTGTTAGCAGCGTCAGCACTCAAAATGCTGTTTGGTTCAGCACGCTGTGCGCCATCAAAAGCAAGGTCACCGACCATGCCAGTTGTTTGATTCAGTCTTACTGTGGATTGAAAAGGCATAATTTTTCCCCTTATTATTTCAGATAGCTGGCAACTTCACTTGAGGCAATTGCTAAATCAGCAACAGCAACAGGTGCAGAAGTTTTGCTTGCTTGCAGGAAACCTTGCAGGGTGGCTGACTCTTGTCCAGCTTCACACTTCAAGCCCAGTTTTTTCACGCCATACACAGCAACATCGTCAGCAGTCATAGTGCTGTGATCGAAAGTGCCGATGTGGTGCGACAGCTTTGATGCAAGCGCATCACGGCCAGCAATCATTTTCATGATTGTTTTGCCATCAAGACCAGTTTGCAGTTTTGCAACTTGGGCTTGCAGCATTTTGATTTGTGCATCTGCGGCAACAGCTGGCTTTTCAGCAGCAGCTTCAACGTCTGCATCACACGCTGGCTTTTCAGCTTCAGCGTCTGCATCAGCAGCAGCAGGCTTGTCAACATCAGCAGGTGCATCAGCATCAAGGCTGCCATGCTCTTTTTCTTCAAGCGGCTTCAGTTTTTCAAGGAAAGCGGCAATGGCATCAACTTTGGCAGCCAAGCCTTCAAGGGTCAATTCTGGTTTTGCAGTTTCTTCAGGCATGGTGGCCTCCTTTGTGTCAATCGAAAATGTGAAGTGGTCAAGCACAGCAACAGCTTTGCCCATCCTACCCTCATCAACCAAGGCAAGGTGATTGCCCCTAATGCTGCGCTGTATGGCGTCATAACGCTGGCCATTAAATATGCCAGAGGTGAAGTCATAAATACAGCGATACCCACAGGAAAGCTCTTTTTTTCCACTTTCAATTAAGTCTGCAAGTTTTTCTGAAAACACTTTGATGTTTCCTTTCAGGAAACCATCATCAAAAAATACATCTTCACCGATAACGCCATGTATCCCTTTTTTTTCTGCTGGTGTCAAGCCATCTTTTACACTGCCCAACAATTCATGATCGTCAATCCAAGGCAGCAATTTGAAACTATCAATGCATTCTTGTGATGACAGCTCTACCTCTGGCCGATACACAGCAAAGATTTTGTCAGCAGCTTCACCCTCAAGGCCAAGCTGTGCGCCACTGTATGGGAACACGCCAACCTTTGACAGCGGGTTTCCTTTTACTTCAAACCAGCCATTTTCATCTTCAATGCGGTCACTCATCTTGTTCACCTTCAATTTCGATTTCGTCATCATTGTCGATGACTGGAATCATTGTGCATTTGCAGTTTGGCAACTGCGCTGGCAAACCGCGCTGGCCAGTGTCAGGGTCAATGATTGGTGGCTTGGTCATGCTGTAAATCCCACCGTTTAAACCGCCTTCACTGACTGTCCTAATGTGGTGTTCTCTTGCTCTGAAACCACCACCGCTGTGCGACCACTCAAACTTAGTCACACCAACTGCTTTCATTCTTTCGCCATTGATTGTTGAGTATGCCTTGCGGGTCTGGTCGAGTGCAATATTTTTTGCACGCCTGTGTGTCATATCACCATCCTTTTCCAGCTTGTCATACAGGCCAGTCATGTCGCCACCCTTGGCTGCTGACTCTTTCAGGGTATTGGTGACTCTGGCCATATACTGTTCAGGGATAGATTTTATCAATGCGACATTTTCAGCAAGGCTGCTTTTGATGGCCTTTCCCAAGTCACCAGTCATGAAGTCCATTTTGAAAGTCAGCTGGCCACTCAAATCTTTCAGGCTTCCTGCAAGGTTAACTGCGCTTTCCTTGTTCACTGCGCCCATCATATTTTGCGCCAGCGTCATTGCCTTGTGGTTGAATAACGATTCAAACCTTGCTGCAAGCGCCTTGGCATTAGCTGCTGCCTTCAATGCTGCGGCTTTGTTTCTTTCCTCTGCCTTTTTAGCAGCAGCCTTTTTCTTTTCAGCATCGTCATCATCTGCCGCATCGCTTGACATCACCACGGCCAAGTCAGACTTCAACTGCCGCTGCGTCTGCGCCACCATCTGCTTCACCAGCTTGGTCAATGCTGCAATGTATCGTGACTCAATGGCAACGCTGTGCTTCAGTGGCCTGCCCTTAACAGCGCCATGCTTGCTGACTTGGCTGGCTTTTGCCTTGGTCAGTACAATCTGCTGTGGCTTCGGTTGCGCCATTGTTATTTTTTGCCTTCATCAAGTGGAGGCACAAGCTCTGGCGATGACTCTTGATGTGCTGTCACGCTGTCATCATCTTCAGCATCAGGCTCAATTCCCATGAATGATTGCGCCTGCTCTGGTGTGAAACCATACGCTGCCTGCAATAGCATCAAGCCTTGGCTTTCACTGACAGTGCCTTTGGCCACCTTACGCAGTATCCTTTCAATGCCCTGAAACTGCTTACCAGTCAGGTTGGTGATGATCTGATTGGCCACAGGTACTGCTGGCGCATCCTGTGCGACAGGCTCACCGTTCAGCATGGTTGGCGCATCCTCAAGCAAATCAATATCAGGCTCAACATCAATCGACAGCCCATTAAAACCGCTGTCTTTGTCAGCAATCAATTTCGCTCTGATGTCATTGCCATCAATTGCACCTGTGGCTTGCAGGGCTTGTGCAGCCTGTGCTTTGCTCAACTGCACCGCTGCCAATTCTGTTTCTGTCATGCTATCCAGCGGCTTCCACGATACCACCACACTCATATCAGGTATCTTGCTTAACTCTTCATCAGATTTGATGGCAAGCAGATGATGCCGTTCAATCAGTGGTTGCATTTCATTTGTCTGGATTGTTTCCAGATATTCATGGTAGCTGGCTTCCTCATATTCACCAGCAGCGCCAAAACCCTTGGGTGATGTGCCAAGCAATTTTGTTGCAGGTGTGTTGGCAATCGCTGCCACGATCTGGTATTGGGTCATGATAACTGCGTCAAGGTCTGCAAGGCTGGTGTCGATCTGCTGCAACTCTTCACCATCACCAATCAGCTTCACGCCTTGGTTGTCACGGTAATATATCCAGTTGGCTAATTTTTCCTCAAATGCAATCTGGTCTGCAATCACAGCAGCCATGTCAACTTTCATCACGTTTGTTCGCTTTGTCAGCGCCAGCATTGGCGCTTCATTGGCTGTGCGCTCTGCTGCATAGACTCTCTCGAAAATGCGCTGTGGCAATGGTATGCCTGCATAAATATACGATGGCTTCAGCACATCGGCCACATCGGTTGTGCGTATCACAACCAAGTGTGAACGATGATACCTGACACCATTCACACGCCAGAATGTAGGCTCATAGAAATGCCTGCTGGCAGGGTTTGCTGCTGCATCGGCATCCAGCTCTGGTGTCACCCAATATGGGTCAACCTGACTGAAACCTTTGTATGAACCAACAGTGATGCCATCAATGTTAAATGGCTTTTGATAGTAGTCAGGGTCATCACTTTCAACATGAAAAATGGCAATGCGTATGCCAAACACTCTGTTGAACTTGGCAAACTCAACCAACTGTTTTTTCATCTTGTGTTCAATGTCAATTTGCTTCAGCTTGTCAAGGGCTTCAACTGGTATTTCAATGCCGCTGTTTGCTGTGATGTCATACCCTTTACGGATAGCATCGGAAGGAGCAAGGCTGCACGCTTTATCAACCAGCCAGTGCTGTGCAATGATGGCGCACGCCTGATACCCAATGAAACCCTGTGAAACAAACCATGCAAAAAGGTTCTCAGGCATCACACCGTTTTGAATGCCAAAAGCATTGTTAATTGGAACTGCTGTGCTGGCATCCATTGCCACGCCATTCAGCATTGGCACTGGTGACTTTTTCTGAAAGGCATTTTGCAATATGTATTGGGTTGCTCTTGGCAGCGTCATCTGGCCAGCATGGGTTGAAAAAAAGCCACTGGTCAATGACTTTGAATCTGCACCAACAGCAGGGCTGGCAGCAGCGGTTTTTGATTTGAATGGCCACAACTTTTTCAATTGAAAAACCCCTGTTTTTTTCTGGTCTGTAAAAACTCTTTGATGGCATCACACATTGGGTCGATCTGGTCATCGTGCTGGTGTGTGTTGTCTGCTGTGAATGCCTCGCACTCTATAATAAAATCTGATACCCAAGGCGCACTGGCAGGTATCATCACATTACCAATCTCAATGTGTGGCACAGCATCCTGCACCCTTGTGGTTTTGTCAATATTGCGCTGTATGCCGAAGATTGGCAAACGATGTGGCGCACCCTTCAAATCCTGAATCAAACCAGTGCCGCTGGCTTTATCTTCAACCATTATTTTGCTGCAACCTTCAGGCTGCCATTTTTCCCAAAAGGCCACCATGCGCCTTGCCAGCTCTGGTGCTTCCCACTTGCCACGCAACTGATCAAGCAAATATATGCGACCATCATCACCGTGACCCCAACACTGAAGCACACTGAAGTCATTATGTTCAGCAGTCTTTTGTGCGGTATCTGCAAAAATCATCGTGCGCTTGATAGCTGGCAAGACCGACCACCTGCCAAACCACTTACCCTGAATCAAATCACCGCCAACCACTATGGGTGTCTGCTGGTATAGCGACAACCAGTTTGCTGCACTCATGGCCTGCTTCCTTTCCAGTAGAAACTCAAGGCTTTTGTGTTCAGGGAATAATGGCTCACCTCTTTTCCTGTGAGTCTCATCATCTAAAGCCAGTGCAGCATGGCTCACCACCTTAACTGCATCACCGAACTTTTCCACAAACCTGCCGACAGGGTCATCAATATGCCAGCGGGTCAGGATAAACAACAGGCCTGCATCATCTGAAAACCTGCTGAAAAAAACGTCTGTGAACCAATCCCATGTGCTGTTTCTAACGCTGGCGCTGCCTGCTTCCTTGCGCCCTTTGATGGGGTCATCTATCACGCCAAGGTCAAGCCCTTCACCATTGATGCTGCCCAACACAGTGGTGTTTCTGAAGCTGCCAATATGGTCGGCAAACTCAAGCTGGTCTTGGTTCTGCCTGTACTGGCCGCTGATACCAACCACTGTGCTGCTTTTGCCAAGGCGAGTGTCAGGAAAAACCTTTCTGTATTTCTCGCTTGTGATCAGCCTTTGTAACTTCAGGTTTGCCCTGATGCCTAGTCTTTCACTGAAGCTGGCATACACTGTTTTCATGTCTGGGTTGTGGCCTGATGCCCATGCGATGAACTCAACCACCTGCTCTGACTTGCCATGCTGTGGTGGCGCTTGGATAACCAGCTTTGGCCTTTTACCTTCACGCAGGTCAACATGAAACTGTTGAAGGTGGCCTGAGATCTCTTTCTGCCACCAGCCCTTTTTCATTTTTGGATTGATGTATTGCCTGAAAGCCCAGAAAGACCGTCTGGCCTCATGGACAGCCTTCAGCTCAACAAGATCAATTGTCGAAAACGTCTGTGTTAATACCGCGCTTGGCAAGCTCATCTGCAATTTCCTGCTCAGTCATTTCTCTGGCTGGCGACATGGTGCGGTCTGTACTGGTGTGGTCAAGCACGCTGGTTTCTTTCCAGCCTGCCTGTGTTTTCAGGAAAAAGACCATGCTGGCCGTATCACCTGACTTTGCCTTGGTGATCAGGTTTTGCGCCACCATAGCAATGACTGTTGCTCGGCCTTTTTTATAGGCTTCGGAAACCTCTGGCTGGCGCTTGAACACCTCATGCATAGTTGTCTCGCTGCACCCAAAGTAATCACCCATTTGAGCCACTGTCATCATGGCTGCAAACCGTTCAACGTTGGCTGTCATCACCTCGTCAAAGACAAACATGGGTCGGCCACCCTTGTCCTTTTCAGGCTGCTCAGTTTCGCTGCCATCAGTCATTCTTCTTCCCCATTCAGTGAATTGTAAGTCTCACCTGTTGATTCCAGCACCGCATCCTTCCCAGTGAAGTCCTGCCAGCGCTTAACGATCACATCACAGTATTGAGGGTCAAGCTCCATGAGCCACCCAACCCTGCCATTCTTTTCAGCAGCAATCATGGTTGTGCCGCTGCCACCAAAGGAGTCCAGTATGATATCGCCACCCTTGGTATTGTTGAGCATCAGATATTCAAACAGTGCGACAGGCTTCATGGTTGGGTGTTCACCATTCCTTGATGGCTTGTCGAACTCTAGGATTGTGGTTTGCTTTCGGTCTGTTGCCCATAGGTGGCCTGCGCCCTCTTTCCAGCCATACAGACAAGGCTCATGCTTCCAGTGGTAATCCTGCCTGCCCATAACGATGGATGACTTTTTCCAGATCAGGCACTGGCGAACAGTCCATCCAGAGTCGTGCGCTGCGCCTCTGAAATTGTATCCCTCGCTGTCAGCGTGCCAGATATAAAATACCGCACCACTTTTCATTGCGCTGTCTGCTGCAACATAAGCATCACGCAAAAACTGACGAAAGCCACTGTCATCCATCTTGTCGTTCTGGATAGTCATGGCCTCCTTGGTCTTGCCAACATAGGCCACATTGTATGGTGGGTCGGTCAGCCACATATCAACCAGCGTATTGCCACACAGCTTTTGGATATCATCTATGCTGGTGCTGTCGCCACACAAAAGCCTGTGCTTACCCATCACCCATATATCGCCTGTCCTTGTGGTGGGGTCATCCTTAAGCTCTGGACAGGAATCAGGGTCGGTCTTGCCAGCAGTCAGCTCTATTGGCTTCATGGCCAGCAACTCTTCAGCAGTAAAGCCAAGCAGATCAATGTTGAAGTCACCCAAGGCCAGCGCCTCAATCTCTACGTTAAGCGCATCAATATCCCATCCAGCATTCAGTGCCAGCTTGTTGTCAGCAATAACGTATGCCTTGCGCTGAATCTCGGTCAGATACTTAAGCTCAATGCAAGGCACAGATTCAAGACCAAGTTTCTGTGCGGCCATCACTCGGCCATGCCCTGCGATGATTCCATTTTCCCCATCAGTCAGGATTGGGTTGGTAAAGCCAAACTCTTTGATGCTTGCTGCAATTTGTGCCACCTGCTCTGGCGAGTGGGTGCGGCTGTTCATGGCGTATGGGATAAGCGATTCTGTCTTGGCCATTACGATCTGTGGGTTGGTTGGTGTCATGTGGATTTCCAGTTTTGGTTTATAGAATGCACTGCGCTGGCGGTCATCTGGCAGGTTGTATGGGTTGAAGGTCATCTGGCAGCCCTTTCACGGTTGGTGTGTCGTATCACACGCGCTGCATCATATTGTTGCTGAAAGCGCCTGCCATACTGCAATGCCAGCCCTGCTGTTGGGTATTCAAAGCCACTGCACCCAATCACACTGCCACCCAATTCAACCACCCACCCAAACAGCCCTGTGGGGTTTGTGACTGGTGTGATGCTGTATGTGTTGTCTGGTGCTGTCATCTGGCCACACAGCGTGCAAGTGGGTGTGGTGTATATGGGTATCCTTCAGCCTTGGCTGCATCACCCTGTGTGGTGGCATCAGCCATAATCAATTGGGCTGCCACAGTGCATGACTGCATGGTTGAAAACTGTTGAAACTGTGCTGGCTGGTTGAATAGCATGACAATCAAAATGATTTTCATTGTTGTTTCCTCATGGTGGTTGGCTGTGGTTCACAGTGAAGGTATCACCAACCCAATGCAACAATCAAGGCCAGATGGTTCACACTGCAATATGGCAGCTTCAAGCGCCTGCCAGTCATCAAGGGTCATTGTGACAGTGTTGCCATCAATGGTTTCATTGGTCAGCACATAGGCTGTCTTGATGCGCTGAATGCCTGCCAGCATCCTTTGTGCCGCCACCCTGTCACGGTTGCTTGAATGGGTGTCTGACTGTTTTGGGTGCTTGGGTAGCAGGTTGCCTTGGGTCATGGTATGCCTTCAGTCTGGTGATTCTGGTGTCAGCAGTGTCACATGGGTGGCGCTGGTCAATCTCATTGCCCTGTGCAAGCCATGCGTCAATGTCAGCTTGCATGGTTTCCCTGTCAATGCTTGCCTGTGATGGTGTGCGCTTTGGCTTTGTTTCAGCTCTTGCCCTTGCCATTTTTCCTTGCCCTTTGCTGCCTTTGTCTTTTCCTTGCGTGCCTGCCAATTGCTAAGTCAATCCACAGCAGCAAACCTGTTGCCAGTATAGCAAAAACAATGCAGCCAAGCACCAGCACAACAGGGTTGATGTTTTCACCCATCAGGCAGGCACATCAGGATGCAGCAGGTTAAAGCCACAAACAATCAAGCTGCTTTTGTCAGTGCCAAACTTTTCAGCCAGTGTTTTCACCGCAAGCTGGTATTGCTCATCACACAATATGGCGCTTGGCAAAGAAAATGTGCCGCTGTTGTGTACTTGTTCACGCTGGTCATTCAGGTGCATGGTGTGGTAATGATACAAGGCAGTCATGATTGCACCACAGCAGTTGGGTTGCGATACAATTGGCTTTCACACTTGTGCAGGCCGCCTGCCTTCAAAACCTTACGGCCAAACCAAGATGCCCTGCCCCATGCTATTCTGACTGCAACCAATTCAAATTGGATGCCCTCATGTATCACCCTGTCACCAATCTTGAATGGGTTTGATTCAACAAAATGTTTCAACAACAGCAGGTTGATTTTGTCTTTGGTTTCAATAATCTCATCTTGCAGGGTTGTCAGCCTTTCTTTCAGTGCGGTCAATTCTGCCTTGTCATCATTCATGGCTGCACCTCATCACGCTTGGCTGTGTCATCAGGTGCGCCTTCAGCTTCAGCCTGTGCCGCTGCCTTGGCCAGCTTGTCAGCCAGCACGCGCTGTGCATCATTCACAACCGCATTGCGTAATTTGCGCCACAACAGATACTTGCCCACCTGTTGTCTGTTACTCAATCGCCTTTGGCTTGTCTTGCTCATGGTCTGGTTTCCTTGGTTGGGTTGGGTTTTCTTTCAGTGATTTTTTCAGCCTAACAATGCCAACAGTGTGCCACGCTATCATGCACCAGCCAATTGCAGCCATGCACCACCAAAAATTGTCACTCATCTGCACATTGCCTTTTGTGGCCTTGTTCAGTGTAAAACTTTTTCACTTTTTTGTCATCAGCAAAATCATGGCCACACAGCACAGCCCATGCTTGCTGCTGCTTTTTGTATCGGTATCTGGTGAATGCCTCATCAATGGCAGCAAAGATGACTGCCAGCACAATACAAGCCCATATCAATTCACCAGTCATGTCAGCGCCTCAAATGTTTCTTTGGTCAATTGGAAGTGCATTCCGTCAGGTGATGACCAGTTGCCGCCCCAATCAAAGCCAGCATCAGTGAAGCATTTGACAAAGGCTTTTGACAGGGTTGGTGGTGCATGGTATCTGTTCCACGCTGCATTGACATCAATGGCCACGCCCCATGAATGCAGGCTTGGGCTTGCACCGTTTCGCTTATTTCGGATATTGAAACAACCATCCCATGTTTTCAGCTCATTCACACAGCCTGATTTGATAAGGTTCACAAAGGCTGCTGACAATGGCTGCACCATTGCTTTGTTGCAGTAAAGCCTTTTCGGTATCACGCCAATTTCCAGTGCTGTTGGCACATCCCAAAGGGTCATGGCGCTTTCCTTTTCAGGTGCGCCAAACTTATTAAAACAGTCAAGGTGCGTCAAAAGTTGTGCCATTATAAAATCCTCAACTGGTTTGCATACCATGTGACCAGTGCAATGTATGCTGGTTCAACTGGTTCAGGAAAAGGGTTTCCATTTTCAAGGGCTTCAGCCAGTGTTTGCCCCATGCTGGCCATCATGTATGACATCACAAAAGCACCTGTTCTGTCATGGCCATGTTCACAGTGAATGTACACCACTGCACCCTGTTCAGTGTGCAGCAGGCTGGTCACCCAATTCATCATGTTCAGGTAGTCAAATTGGCTTGGCTCAACCAACTGGCAGTTGTCATCATCAGTGCAGTCCTGAATGGGAAACCACACCACACTGCCTGCATTGCCAGCAATCTGACTGCCATGCTGCACATCAATTTTCTGGCCTTGAAAAAATGGTGGCCAGTTGGGTGCAGGGTATAAGCTGTCAAAATCCTGTGCAAATGCTTTGAACTCATCACACAGGTGCTTGTGTTGCTTGGTGTCAACATCAATCACTGACACATCAATCAGTTTGCTTTTTGTCAGGTCAAAGCCAGCAATCAATTCAGCCAGCCTGTCAGCCAGTTGGCTGTATGCAAATGCGCCATGCTCATGGTGTAGCAGTGGCTCATTGCCCCTGACCAGAAAGTTGGTGTGGCCTGCTGGTGTGTCGATAGTGTCAACCAGATATACAGTTGAAGGGTCAAAGCTCATGGTGTCACCAGTTGGTTGGTTGTGTAAACAATGGCCGCTGCCAGTGCAATGATTGTGATGGCTGTGGCTGCTGTCACAAGGTGCGCTGCTAGTCTGGCATCCTTGACAAACAAGGTCAACCAGACAAAACACCACCACAGCTTGCTGCTTTTCATATCATTCTGCCTTGCCATAATTCATTGCCAACAAAGCTGATATTGCCCTATCAAGCCAAAAGACATCACCAGCATACAGTGTGGCAGCATCAGTTGATGGCACAAGTTTTCCCTTGTATGCGCTGTGTGCTTCACTGGTGATTTTGGCAATGTCTGCTGCTTGGTCACGCAATGCAACAGATATTGCATGGCGCTCAACCAGTTTTTTCATCACTTCATTTTCAGTTGTCATGGGTATTTCCTCAGTTGTTGGGCTGCAATCAGCCCATGTGTTCAATATAGTGCCGCGTCACAGGTATGTCAACACCTTTTGCAAAATATTTGCAATTATTTTTTGGCAAAGCTGATGCTGACCCCAAGGCTGGTGTCATATTCAATTGTATGCCCAAGGTCAACATGGTGTTGCAGCCTGCTGATGTTGTTTGGGTGGCGTAATTTTCTAAGCGCCTTAGCTTCAATCTGCCTGACTCTGGCAGGTGTCACACCCATCACATCACCAGTTTGGCCAAGGGTCATGTCATGAAAAAACCGCAACCTGATTGCCTGCTGTTCACGGGCTGTCAGGGTTTCAATGGCCGCTGCAATGGCCGCTGTGGTTTCTGACTCTTGCACATGGTCAAGCAATGGCTGGTCATCATAGGTGTCACCACCAAGCATAAGGCTGGCCACCTGTTCATGTGATAGGTCAAGGTCAGCAAAGTTGGTTTCAAGTGGTCGCACCTGTTCACTTGACCAAAGCTCATCAGGCAGGCAGCCAAGCACATCACACAAGCCACGCGCTGCAACTGTCAGGCTGCCATCTGGCTTGATTGGGCTGGCCTTCAGGTTTATCAGGTCATTAACACCAGCGTATGGCAGGCCATTGGCTTCACACCACTTGCCACCAGTTTCACCGCCAGCGGCTTTGATGGCTGCCAGTATGCGGTTGTTTCTGACCTTGATGGTCAGCTTGTAATCTTTGACGGTCATTGCTGCATCCTCAGTTGTTGCGCCATCCTTGGCGCTGGTTTTGGCTGGCTTGAGAATGGTATTTCATCATCAAACTGGTCAAACTCTGGCTGCTGGCTGGCTGCACCCATCCTGTCACCTTGGCTGGCAGCGTGCTGTGCCTGTGGTGATGGTGACAGCAGTTGAAAGGCATCAGCCATTATTTCTGTCACATAGTGGTCAACACCATCTTTTTGCCATTTGCGTGTTCTCAATTTGCCTTCAACATAGATTTTGCAACCCTTGGTCACATAACTGTTTGCCACTTCAGCCAGCTTGCCAAACACTGTGACCTTGTGCCATTCAGTGCGATCTTGCTGCTGGCCTGTCTGTTTGTCTTTCCATTTTTCGGATGTGGCAACACTGAAGTTGCACACACTTGAACCATTGGCCATCACACCGCCTTTTGGTTCATTGCCCACATTGCCAATGATGATTGCTTTGTTTATTCCACTCATAATGTTTGCCCTTTGATGGTTTGGTTGATGGCGTATTGCTTGACCTTGGTTTTGCCTGAACCATAGCGGGTTGGCACAGTCACCCATTCTGAATTGATGTGCCACCCTCTTTCTTTCAGGTCTGTCACACGCCTGTGAAAACTTGCAATGCCCAATTCACCAAGCGCCTGCACCGCTGTGATTGTTTTGCCTGTCATCAGGTATGCCAGCAGCGCCTTTGCCTGTGCTGCCCCGTCACGCTCAAACAGGTCAGGCTGTGTCATACCATGCCGCCTTTCTGCATCGCTCTGAAGCAGGCTTTGGTTGCTGTAACATCGTTTCTGTTGTACTCGACAATCTCAGCAAAGCGCCCATCAGCAAAAGCCTGCGCCACCTTGCTGCCATCAATGTCACCCTTGGGTGATGGCACACCAAGCGCCACACAAAGTTTGTCAAGGGTGATTCTGTTTCCAAAGCCTGCCCACACCTGCATGGTATCGATAGCATCCTCTGACCATGCTTTTGCATCAAAAGGCAGCATGGATTTCTTAAACTTCACGCCATTCACAACGCACCGCTGTGCAATGAATCGAAGGTCAAAGGAAAGGTTGTGACCAACATAAATGGGTGCGCTGTATCTTCCTGCACCGCAGCTGTTTGCCACCTGCTCAATATACTCAAGCAGGCCAATTAGGGTGCTGGTTTCGTCAACAACAGGGCTGGCAAAGGTTGCGATGTGTTCATTATCGCCAAACACAACACTTGCGCTGGCACACAATATTCGGCCAAAGCCACCATCCAATCCTGTCTTGCCAATAACCTCTGTGCGCTTTTCTGCAATGTCGGCATCAATCTTAGCAGGGTCTTTCAGCCTTGAGTCAGGCTTCACGCTGGCCAGCAGATATTGAATCTGGTCAGGGTTGTCGCATGGCAGGGTTTCGATATCAATCACAATGATTGGTCTTGTTGTCATGGTAGTTTCCTCAGTTGGTTGGTTGGTGGTACTGGCTAATAATGGTCAAACTGTTTGCTGGTGTCAACACCTTTTGAAAAATATTTTCAATTATTTTTCAGGCTTAAAATCAAGCCCTCTTTGAACAATGCCAACCAATTCACTGACTGGCTGTGGCTTGAAGGTGGCCAGTGGTGGCAGGTCAAACACAATGCCATCATCAACCACAGTCACTTGGGTGCAAGGTGAAACTGCTGACAGAAAAGGTGTGATGCCCTCCCTGTGGGTGATGCGTACAACATACTGGCCTCGCATTTTATCTTTCTGACCGCTGTGCAGAATTGCCCATCCTTTGCCATCACCAGCCAGCCTGACCAGCTTGCCCATTCTGGCCTGTGGGTCAAACATCACATCAACCCTGTCATGGTGCAGAATCTTGCATTGCTTGGCCAGTGAAGGTGATATTGCCAGCCTGAAGGTTTGTGTGCCGCCTTTCTTTGTGTTGGTTTCTGTGGATATTGTCACGCCATCCTTTTGCAATGGTGCGTGCCTTGTGCGGGTGTTTTTGATCTGTTCAAATGCTGAAAAAAATGCCATGATGTGTGACCTCTTTGATGTGGTAGTCAATCGGGTGACTGACTGATGTCAGGGCAATGCCCTTTGGTTGGGGTGGTGAAAGGGTGGCAGGCTTCAGGCTTGTCACCCTTTTTTTTGCTCAGTAATTGTCAGGGCTGGCTTGGTTGGCACTGTCAAGGGTTGGGTCATATTGTGTCGGGTCAACACCTTCAGTGGCAGCACCCTGTGGCATTTGCTTCAGCTTGTTTTCAAGCGCCAACAATGCAGCAGGGTATGTGGTGGCAGGCATAGCAGCCACACTGGTGATTTTGAAACGCTTGCAAAATGCCTCTTTGTCAGATTGGGTATTATCCAGCAGCGCATTCAGTTTGTTGAATTGATCTGTGTCAATGGTCAGGTTGCTTGGTGGTGGCTTTTGTGATGATGTCAGGCTGGCTGGCTTTTCGGTTGTCTTATCAGTTTGGCTGGCATCATCATCATTCAATGGCTGTTCGCCCTTGTGCCACAAATCAAGTGCAGCACCAAAACGCATTGCAGCGTTTCTTAATGCGTCACCAATCCTTTCTTTCATTGCATCACCACCTGTCTTGCCCTGTGCGTCACCATAGCCAAGTCTAGTGACACCACACACTGTAAGCTCAATCCACATACCGCCATCTTTGTCAATGACAGGGTAACCATCAGCGCCAACAGCCAGCGGTTTCCAAACCCACTGTGGGTCACAATCCAGCAGCCTGTTTGTCAGTGCAGCATGGCCAACATAGTCAAGGTGAACAACATCAGGGTGATGCCATGCACCACAAATTGTGCAGCGTTTTCCTTTCTTAAAATCTGCCTTCACCTCATCTGTTTGTTTCTTTGTTGGCTTTGGCAGCTTGCTGATTTGACTGTCAGCAAATGGCTTTCTCAGCAAACTCAAACCACAATGCGGCTCTGTTGATGTTGTTTCAATATCGGTCATGGCGCTTTCCTCAGTTGGTTGGTTGGTTGGCATTCAAAAAATCTTCAAGGTCATCACACAGTTTTTCAAACTGGTCAGGCAGCGCCACCACCACTTTCATTGGGTCAGTGTTTGATGCCATAAAATCAGCATGGCTTTTGTATATTGCCAAGCACGCCATTGATGGCTTTGCACCATCATCAGTTGACACTTCAGTGTGGTATGTGAAGGTGCAGAAAAAGCCAGCATCTTGCAGTTTCAACACATTCAAAAAGATGTTTGCAGCATGGTGGTTTGGTGTTGTCATTTTGGTCACTCGGTTGGTTGGTTGGGTTGTTCAGCTTTAACAATAGCAAAACCTTTTGCACATTGCAACCCATCCTTGGGCTTTTGTTTTGGTCTTTCTTTGGCTTTCTTTGGCTTTCTTTGGCTTTCTTTGGCTTTCTTTGGCTTCATCAGGATGCACTGGCATTGATGGCTTGGCAATTAAATGCCAAGCTCTTTGCAGACTCTTTCAATTGTTTTGTATCCCATGCACAGTTGCCGCCTGCTGGTTGCCCTTGTGTATGTGCAGGCAGGGTGCTTGGCTGTGTTTGCTCTTGCAATTGCAATGTGTGCTGCTGCTCTTGCCACTTCCATTTTTTGATAATCGGTTGCCTGTTTCATGTTTGTGTCCTCGGTTGGTTGGGTTCTTATTGAAGGTTGAGCCACTCGGCCAAGTCGCCAAGCTGGACTACTGTGTTATGTGCGCTGCCTGCGTCTGCCCAATTACGCTTTTCTGTGCTGGCCAGCTCTGCCTTAAGGTGCGCCAGTATTTTCTCGGCAAGCTGGATGGATGCCTGTGTGTGGGCTGCGTGTTTTTCTGCTGCTGTTGTGTTCATGTTGCGTCTCCTCAGTTGGTAGAGCCATAATAGTACCGCGTCACCATAGAGTCAACCAATTCTGGCAAGATATTTTCATTTATTTTCAGTGTGGCTTTCTGGCCTCAAGCGCAGCCTTGGCAGCTGCCTGCTGTGCAGCAACCTTGTCAGCCATCTGTTCATCGGATGGGTGGGTGGCTTCATTGTGGTGAATTGGCGCATCTGAAGTTTCAGCAACACAACCCTTCACAATCAGCCTGAACAGGGCTGGCCGATGAATGCACCAGTTTCTCAGGGTTTGTGGGCTGATGCTTGTCATGGCTGTCACTGTGGCAAGGTTTTTGATGCCAATGGATTTGGCAACTGCACTGGCTGACATTGAAGTGGTCATGGTGGTGATTCCTGTTGGTTGGCTTGTCTGGCAATGGTATCACAACCAGTCAGCATTTTGCTGCATTTTCTTAAACATAGCCTTAAAGCCAGCACGCAGCAATTGCAGCTCATCAATCGACCACTTGTATGGCTGGCTGCTGGCCTTCAGCCTGTCAACTTCAGCCTGACCAATCTTTGCCACTAAGTTGGCCTCATACCCTGCACCACCACCATTGCCTGTCAGGTTTCCACTGTGGTGGTTGTTGCATGGCGCACACTGTCTGTGAATGTTGGCAAGGTCAAACCTGATGGCAGGATTGTTGCCAAGCGGCCTGAAATGGCCAGCATGGTGCTGGCAGTCACGATACTTGCCACAGCTTATACAAGGAAGCCTAGCAATCTGGTCACGCAACCTGACAACAGCATTGCAATCAATCTGTGTTTTATCTAGCAACCACTTCAGGTCACGCACTGGTTTTTTCTTTGGCCTTGGCGGTGGCATCATGCGCTGCTGTTGTTTGTGTTTGGTTTGTGCAATCACACATTCAAAACCACACACTGATTGCATTGGCCTTTCAGGTGTGAATATCTGTTTGCACCATTTGCATTTTTTTGGCTTGTATTGCTTTGGCTTTTCATTCATAACAAATATCACTCACGCAAAATCAATGATGGATTGCACCCATGCTTCAAGCTCATCGCGTGTTTTATCTATTGCTATCTTTTGCAGGCCATAGTCAATGGTCAAGCTGTATAGTTGCGAAAATGCAACCTCATCCATACTGGCGAAGCTGATAGACTTTGCTTCAGCACGCACCTCGCCTTTAAGATTGACAACCAAATCATAATGGCCGCAAGCAATAGCGATGTCCTTTCGGAATCGCTCACGGTTTTTTAATACTGGTGACCCCTTGTAATCGACAGGAGCAGGGCTGAACAACTCATAAAGAATATCCAGCAGAGCAAAGTATTTTCTGTGAAATTTGATGTTTCTCGGTCTACTGAATGAACACTTGAAGGTTTCACCATCGGACAGAGTGTTAATGATATCGGCATCTGATTCGCTTGCTGGAAGCAGAGTGCCATACCTTTTGTTCAAATATATATCAGGCATCAGGATGGCCTTCTGGCATTGGTATGTTGAACACATCAACATCGCCTTCAATCGTCAAACCCTCGCGCCATGTCTTGTCGGTGTGTTTTTCAATGAAGCCTTCAGCCCATGAACGGTCATTGTGGTCAGCAATGAAACCCAAGGTGCTTGGCTTGGCCTTGGCCAGCCATTCAGCCTTGAAACCCTGCCAGCCTTCACCAGCACACACTGTGATGGCCTGTGCCACTGTGATGCCTGCCTTGACAGCTTCAGTGTGCATCAGCGCCATTGCTGTGGTTGTCAGTGGCTTGCCTTTGGCCTTGCGTACTGCCAGCCAATCCTTTGCCACTTGTTCTGGCACTTGATAATCAGCCATCAATGTTTTCAACCAATCAACACAAGGCAGCTTGCTGCCTGTCTTTTTCTTTTGTATTGGTTCTGGTTCTGGTTCTGGTTCTGGTTGGTTGGTTTTCGTTGAACCAACTAGCAACGTCTGCTCAACGCCTGTTGGCTTTGGCTGCTTTGCTAAAGCCCTTGCAGCAGCACTGGCCTTGCCTGCATCGCTGTTTTTTGCTTTTTTCAAATAGTATTTTGCTATTTCAACATCACAGCGGTCATTGCGCCAGCCATCATGATGCAAGGTGAAAAACTCTGACAGGATGGCTGAAACCACCTTTGCTGGCATCTTCAGCTTTCTGGCGACTAATGCAGGGTCATTTTCAATGGGCAGCTCGGTGTCAAAGTACCTGTCGATCAGCAGCCTATAGGTCAGGTTTTCAGTGGGTGACAGGTGATGTGTTGACCTCACATAGTCACCAATGTGGAAAGGGTAATAATTCATAGCACACCTTTGGTTGGTTGGTTGGTTGGTGGGTTTGGTAAGGTATGACAGTGCGCCACCACTGTCAACACCTGTTCAACACTTGTTCATCTTTCATCAATATCATTGCACTGGCTGCATTTGTAAAAGGTGATAAAATCATCACCACACCAGCCCTTTGAATCAAAGTGCCAATCATGGTCACCTTTTTCACAATCGGTTTCTGGTTCATCATCAGGCAGGCCATCAATCAAGTGCAGGTCATAGGCTTCACCCATCTGGCTTGGCAATTTTTTCATGGTGCTTTCCTTGCTTCAAGCATTGCATCAGCCAGATGGTATGACCATTCTGCAATTGCGACATCTGATGGGCTGTTGCCAGTTGCCTGACTGTATGCAACAACATTTGCTGCCATTGCTTTTGCTGCAAAGTAGTCACGCATATCCATGCCAGCTCGAAACTGACCATGCTCTTTTATGCTTGATGATTCCGTGAATAAATAAAACTCCTGTGCAGTTACATCGTTTGGAAACGCTGGTTGATTTTTCATTTGCACACCTCATTGGCATTGTGGTTGAAGTCAGGCCAAGCACCAGCAGCCACATTGTCACAATATACTTGCTGCTGTTGCTGTTCATCTTGAAAGTCAAAGTGGCCAACAGTGGCCAACAGTGCCAGCAGGCACAGCACAAAAAGTGCTGCCCTGATGTTTCCATTGCCCCTGTTCATGCGTCACCTGCCAAGGCCAGTGCCATCAAATCTGCTTTGCTCATCAGGTTTTTTTCTATGCATCGCATGGACATTAGTGTTGCAAGGGTGTCGTAAAGCCTGTTCAAGCTGCCAAAGTCGGTGTCGCTATAAATGCACCAGCCTATTGAGAATCCGCTGACAGTCGTTGATGATACTATTGGAGCGATCTCATCAGTGCCTTCCTTGGGTTCGCCAAACACATTGTGTTCGCTGTCAGCAGGCCACAAGTCCACACAAAGCAGCGGATCGCCAGCGCAGTGGCTTCGCCAGTGTGTCGTATGGCAGAAACCTTCTGCGGCCATATCTTGCAGCAATTCAAAAATATCAGCCAGCACTCGGCCAGCAGGATATTCGCAGCGGTTGTTCATTTCTAATTCATCGTTCATGGGTAAGTCCTCGGTTGGTTGGTCAAGGGCTGCCACCAGCCCACAACCACACTATAGTACCGCGTCACCATAGAATCAACCATTTGTGCAATTATTTTGCACTTTCTTTTTCAGCAATGTCAGACAGCAGGGTTTCAATGCCAGCCTGATACCCTGCCAGCTTCAGATTGGTCATGGCATCATCAATTTTTTTCAGGGCTGCCAAGCTGTGGGTGTGCCTGTCTTGCATTGACTGGCTTGGTATTGTGCCACTATTGGCCAACATTGCCATTGCCTCAAATCGGCACAGGCAAACCCTACGCAACCCATCTGCCATACGCTTCAGTGCATCAAGATCAATCTGGTCAGTCATGGGCAGGTTTCCTTTTGGTCGCGCCTGTGGTGGCCTGTGCAGCCATCCTGATGGCTTGGTGTGATGCCTTGGGTGCAAAGATGCCGCGCACTTCAAACAAGCCTTGCTGCACTTGTCTGGCACGCTGTGCAGCCTTGCGTTCTGCTGGTGTCATGGGTTTCATTCAGTTTTCCTTGGTTGGTTTTTTTTGGGTTGCTTTCCCACAATTGCATTGTGCCTGTGTCGCGTCACTGATGTCAACAGGTTTGTGAAAGTATTTTTCAGTGTGGCCAATCAATCATGGGTGGCCATTCAACCTGCATGGTGGTGTGGTTGGCTGGCAGCTTTTTGGTCTTGCGATACTTGACCAAGGTGGCGTGCCTGCCTGCATTGAATGCGCCATTGGTCAGTGCATCAAGTATGCTGTCACCTTCACTGCCATACCCAATCAGCAGCGCACCTGTCTTGCTGCTGTACACCCTGCAATAAAATTGTGGGCTGTCATCACCTGTTGGCCTGTGCCATGCTTCAAGCCTGTACCCACTTGGCAGGGTGGTTTCAATGCGTGTGACATTCATGCTGCCACCACTGTTATCAGGCATTCATCAAACCAGAATGCAGCAATTGGTTTGCCATCAGTTGGGGTCAGCCTTTTCTTGATTTTATAGTAAGGGCTGACACCATCATCATTGGGTTTGTTGGGTTCAAACCCACAGGCCACAGCAATCAAGGTGGCCATCAATTCAACATCATCACACTCAATGTTTGCAGTGGTGCTGCCATATTCATTCACATTAACTTTCATTTTGCTTTCCTTTGGTTGGGTGGCCATCCTTGGCCAGTTGGGTCAAAAGTTGAAGTCATAGAAGTATTTTGGTTTATCTGCCAGCACATAAATATTGCCATCTGCATCCTGCCAGCGCCTTTTGGCTTTGCTGTACCTGATGGCCAGCGTGCCAGCTTCAGGGTTGCTGCTGTATGTGTATCGCTGCACATTCTGGTTGCTGCAATGGGCTGAAAAGCCACCAGCATGAAACACCAATTCATCTTTGTTCAGCAGCTCACTGTGGTTCATTGGCCTGATGGTCAGCTTGTTTGGGGTGTTCACCTTGATGACCTCAAATGGGTGAATGTCTGACCAGCCATGAAGGTTTGCAAAGGGCTTCATGTTGGTAGGGTTGATTGCTGTCATGGTCAAATCCTCAGTTGGGTTGGGTGGTTCAGGGCTGCAATCAGCCCATGTGCAAAGATTAGTGGCGCGTCACATCAATGTCAACAGGTTTTGCAAAGTATTTTCAATTATTTTTCAGGGTATATTGCCAGCAAAAAAGCAATCATCTTTCAGAATAGCACATTTTTTTTGACCTGTGCAAGCCTTTCTGCAAAGATTTTTCACTGTTTTTGCATACAGTGCTGGCTGGCGCATAACATACAGCCCTCAATTAGCTTGGCTAATTTAGGATAAAAAGCCATAAAAAAAGCCCATGACCAGTCAGGCCACAGGCTTTTTCAGTGCTTCAGGATGGGTCAGGCTGGTTTCACATCAGGCTTCAACAGCAGGTATTGTGGCACTGGTGCTGACTTATCATCAACAGCGGTCACGCCATCCCAGATGATGCCAGTGGGCGCATTGGCACAGTTGGTGAAGTGCAGCAATTGGCGACCAGCACCACAAGGCGCATCAACCAATTCAAAGCCAACACCATTGGCCAGTGCAACACCGTCAAAATGGTGGCCTTTATGACTGAAGGCAACAGTGATATTCACAACAGGTGGTTTGCTCATGGGTCAGTTTCCTTTGTTGGGTTGGGTATCACAGCACACGCTGTGGCCTGCAATGATACACAACACCAAAGGGCTTGTCAGTGCTTGTCAGGCAGCGTGCCAAGTAATCCAACCACCAGCAAGCCAACCTGCACAAAGCCATCAACAGCGCCCACTGGTGCGCCCAACATGGTTGCAATCAATGCAAGGCCACGCCATGTGCTTGGTTCTTTTGCTCTGCTGATGATGTAAGTTGCCACTGCTTTTGTTGGTTTGTTCATGTTGTTTTCCTCATCATTTGAAAATTGATTTTGCCAGTGTTGCAAGGTCAGCATGGGTCACAGCCCATATTGTGGCACAAGCACCAGCAAAGCTGGCCAGCCATTTGACAAACTTGACCAGCCCTGTGCCTGTGTTCCATGCCTCAACCAGTGCAGCAGTGGCCTTGGCTTGTGCATCCTGTGATGCTGCCAGCTTTTCCTGTGCTGCTGCCAATTCAACTTGTGATGCAGCAAGGTCAGCCACATCAGCACGCAATTCAGCAAGCTGTGTTGCAATGTCAAAATCATTCAAGCGCCTGTCATGTTCACGGCCAAAGTCACCCATTTTTTCACCCCACTTGGCCGCTTGGCCAGACTACTGGTTGTCACAATTCAATTGCTGTCACTGTCAGGTTTCTGACTCTTGCATTACCGCCACCCTGTGCAGACACACCCAAGTCAAGCCACACAGCAGTGTTCAGGGTCAAGCCTGACACATACGCCTGAATGCTGAAAGGAAACCTGCACAAAGGATTTGCCAGTGTCACAATTGGGTTTTCACCCCTGATATTTGCACTACGGGTTGTGCCTGTCAGTGCCGCGCCATTGGCTGGTGCTGCACCTGTGCCTGTCCTGATTTGCGCTGTGACTGCATTGCCGCTGCCACTGTTATCCATGTCACCACTGATGGTCACCAGCACCTTGCCTGACCTTGTGGGTGTGATAGTGCCAGCCAAGCCCATCATCACGCCTGTGGCGCTGGTGGTCACAGTAGGGTCAGCAGGCAGTGATTGTGTTGCCGCCTTATCCATTTGTGTCATGACAAAAGCTGTGGTGGCAATCTGTGTGGTGTTGGTATTTGCAGCAGCGGTTGTTGATGTTGGCGTGCCAGTCAATGCTGGTGAAGTAAACAAAAAAGCCTTGATGTTTGTCCATGTGGCTTTGACCTGTGCAAAGCTGGCCGCGCTGTCAAGGTATGTGACAACATCAGCATTGACTGGTGTGGCCTTGGTTGCGCCTGCATTCATCAAAGTGCCGAGGCTGGCATTTGTCAGGATGGCCTGATACACAGAATTGAAGGCAGTTTGCAGTGTGGTTTTCACTTGCAGCCAAGTGGTTTTGACTTGTGCAAAACTGGCTGTGCTATCACCCACCCCAATCAAATCTGCATCAACTGGTGTTGCTTTGGCCGCTGCACTGTTCAGCAGCGTGCCTGTTGAAGCATTGGTGACTGGTGCTTGAAAGTCAGTGCCAGCCACAGCAGCAGTCAGGCCGCCTGCTGATGCCTTTTGAATAGCTGCACCAGTGGTGGCTGGCAAAAAGTCAGTGTTGGCAACAGCAGCAGAAAGGCCGCCTGCACCATTGGCTTTCTGCACTGCACTGCCAGTGGTTGGTGCAACAAAGTCTGTGCCAGCAACAGCATTGGCAAAGCCACCTGAACCATTGCCCTTTTGAATTGCAGCACTGGCTGATGGTGTGTCACCAGTATTTGTGCCAGTGCTTGTGCCGCTGCCACTTGGGTACAGTGTGTCAAAATATGTTTTCAGTGTGGCCTTGATGTTTGCCCATGTCACTTTGACCTGTGCAAAAGCCGCTGCACTATCTGCAACACCAATCAAATCTGCATCAACTGGTGTGGTTTTTGCGCTGGCAGAATCTAACAAAGCACCAGTGCTGGCATTGGTCACTGGTGCTTGAAAGTCAGTGCCAGCCACAGCATTGGCAAAGCCACCGCTGCCATTGCCTTTTTGCACGCCTGTGCCTGCTGATGGGGTGTCACCTGTGTTGGTGTTGCTGGTGTTGTTGATGACAGTTTGCTGTGCATCAGTCACATATCTTTTGTTCAGGCTGTCAGGCACATCAACAGTGGTCAAACTCACAACACCTGTTTGTGTGTTCACGCTTACCACTGAATCTGTGTTGTCAACTTTTGCCCACGCTGTGCCAAGGCTTACAGGCCAATCACCCACAACCCAACCAGTGATGCCGTTCACATTGTAATTGCCAGCCACATTGGTGATGAAAAACCACCCCTCGTTTGCTGGTGCTGCTGCTGGTATTGGCAAACCATTGATGGCCAAGTCACTGCTGGTCACAATGCCTGTTGTGCCATTGAATGTGCCTTTGAACTTCAATGCACCAAGTATGCTGTCAGGCAATTCATTGATTGGCACTTTGGTGCTGCTATCCAATGACGCATACCCATTGGCAACACCCTTGTCAATCAAGTCTTGTTTGCTCAATTCAAGTGCATCAACTTCAGCTTGTATTGCTGCAATTGCTGCTGTGTCTGTTGGGAATAGATTACCACTCATAATTTTGCCCCTTAACCCAAAACAATTGCGCCAATGTCACCAACAGCACGCACCCACAATGTTTCTGTTGCGCCAATGCTGATTGGGATTGGTTGCGAGTAAATAGAAAAACCACCTTCAGTGTCAGATGGCGTGCCAGCTTCAACATCACGCACAAGGCCAACCAGTGGTGTATTGCCAACATTTTGCATTGCGCCCGACCATGCACCATCTTGCACATTTTGAAAACCTGCATTCAATATAACTGGTTGATTTGTTGCCATGATTTTTGCCCCTTAAAATATCAGAATATTGGCTTGGCCAATGTCAATGCGGTTTGCGCCATCACCAAAAACAATCTGCAATTGTGTTGCTGTTTTCAATGTTGGCGGGTTTGTGCCATTTGATGCGGATTTGATTGCACCATTTGCACCGCCATTGTTTGCAGTGCCAAGTGCAGATACACAATATTCACCAACAATTGGATTGGTGAAGTTGATAGTAAAAAGCCCTTCACTGTTTCTGACAACGCTGGTGACATTGAATGGCGTGCCATTGATTACAACATTGTCAGCATTGTCAATGCCAAAGGATACTTTGGCTTGGCAGAATGGGTTGGCTGCTTTTGATGCTGCAACTGCCAAATCAGCATAGGCTGTTGACGCTGCTGCTGTGCTGTTGGTCAGTGGTGGCTTTGTTGGCACTGTTGGCGTGCCAGTCAATGCTGTGTCATTACGTTCAATCAATCTGTTGTATGGGTCAATCAATGACCAGTTGGCAGTGACAGTTGGCAATGCAGTGTTTGCATTGGTCAGGCTTTGGTATATGTTGAAACCGCTGCCAGCGTCATACAACACCAAAGCATTTTTTGCATAAGGGTATGGCACGCCACCATTGTCTGCTGTGGTAATAAACAACGGCACGCCACTGACCTGATATTGTTTTTGGTTCAATGACATCAAATAGAAAAGATAATTCATGTCACTACGTTCAATCAGCAAGCCTGTGGTGTTTGGGTCTTGACTGTATCGAAGTGGCCACCCTTGGTCAAAACTGACTTCACCGCTGATTTGCAGCGGCTCTGGCACTGCTGGTGACTTGTCACCATTCAGCGCAAAAGGTATTTTCACAAAAATCTGGTCAGCCATTTTTTAATACTCCACTCTTGCAAAATTGCCATCAAAAAAGTTGCGCCCAAAGTCAGCAAAACCAAAGGCAAATGTGTTGGCCAATAAAATATTCAATTCAACACCTGCTGGCCTTGGCAGAATGTCAAACGCTTCAAGTGCATACAGCAGCGTGCTGGTTGGGTTGTAAGTGTCAAAAAAGTATGTGGCTGTCATGTCATAGTTGTCAATGACATACGCGCCACCCTCGCCAAAAATATCAGCCAACATTTTGTTGATACCTGTCACACAGCAATCACTGGTCAGTTGGTAGTATCTCAACCGCAACAGAATGCGGCTTTCCTCAACTGTCAAACCAGCTTGGCCGCTGCCATTGCTGCCAAAGTTGCCATCAAAAAAGTTTGTGCCAAACGCACTGAAACCCCAAGCTGGATAACCAACAGGGCTTGGGTTGGTGGTGATGAACAAAGGCAGGTTCAGAATGATTGCCCACACCTGCAAGCCATCCTCATCACAGGTTTGCAAATCAAAAATTGCAGGTTCAAACACATCAAAAGCGCCAACAATCCATTGGTCATACCATGCCTGCTTTGATTCAACCAAAGTTTTCAGGGCTGGTGCTTGGTCATATTGCCACAGAATGGCACGCTGCAAATCAATTGAAAAATCAAAATGCTTGACGGTTTCTGTCATAGCAGCGTCACTGCAATGTTTGATTCTGTGATGGTGGCCTTTTCATCAATGCCAATGGGCAGCAGGTTCAGCCACACTGGTGAACCAGACAGCAGCGCCACATCAAGCTGTGTCAGAAAAAGGGTTGGTGCAACAAAGTTGATTGCCCCTGCCAATTCAAATGAACTGACCTGTGTGCCAAGGGTAAAACCGTTTTCACTATTCACAAGGCCAGCGGCATAATTCAGAATGGCTTGTTTCACCACTGCGATTAGGTCGCCAATGCCACCAGTATTTTTCACAAACACCCTGCACATCACTGGCACTGGTGTTGGTCTGTCAAACTTGATGGTGTAGGTTTGGCCTGTGATGGGGTCAACAATTGGCACGCTGGTTGCGCCATTCATATCACAGCCCAATGATTTTTTGTTCAGTATGACCTTGGCAACATCGTCATCTGTTGCGCCATCAACACAAGCCCACATTGAATGCGCCACCAAGTTGATGCCATCAATGACCACTGGTGCATTGGTGAAGTTTTCCCTGAATGACACAGATTTTGTGTCAGGCAATTCATTCAGGCCGCTGTATATGGCCTCACCCAAGGCCACGCCTTGCAGCGCAAGGGTCACCCTACGCCTACGCCTTGACAGCTCATCAGATTCAACTGCTGAACCACCCGCGCCTGCTGTGGGGTTTGTCACGGTTTCCCACCCTATAGCACCAGTCACAACCACTGTCAGGGTGTTTGGGTTGCATTCAATCTGGCCAGTGTTGACTGCCAGAAAGTCACCCACGCCTTGGCCTGCAATATCCAGCAGCACAGATGACACCAGTGCAAACTGTTCACCGCTGGTGCTGACTGCTGCCAGTGCGCCTGATGGTATGATTGCCCCTGCCACACCTGTCAGCAGCACGCCTGTCACTCTGGTCTTTGTGGCTGGCACACGCCTGCCACCAGTCAATGCCCATATTGCATCAAGAAAAACACCTTCAGCCACATTGGGATTGATCTGGTTGGCAATCAAAGCTGTGTTTGTCAGTGCGCCAACCCTTGCCAGTGTTTCTGCTGTTATCAGCACGCCTTGTGGGGTGTCTGGTGTGGTCACCAAGTCAGCACCAAAGGCTGCTTTGAACTCTGCAATGACCTCATCTTGCAAGCCAGCAGTGTCAACAACAAAAACACCATTGCTGGTTGTGAATGTGTAGTATGCCATTACAAAATGCCCTCACCAAAGATGGTCAGAATTGTTGCCTGATACACCAGCACATCATCAACAATGTCAGAATTGAACTGCAACACATTCACCACGCCTTCAACCTGTGCAAGCGCCTTGCGTGCTGCAAACTCATATTGTGCCAGATTGCGCCTGCTATACCACACAGTCTGAAAATCAGGTATGCCAATGGTGATGTCAAGCACGCATTCAGCCAGCACCGTTTTCATGATGTGTTCACAGTTTTGAAGCACTGCCTGAATGCCTGACACAATGGCAATGTTGCCTGCACCGTCAAGGTATAGGTCATTGCGCTCATTCACTGCAAAAGTTGTGGTCATTAGTTGTTCACCGCTGTTTTTCCAGCAATCAAAGTGCCAGTGCCGTGGTCATGCGCTTTCAACAGTTTTGTGCCTGCCATGACATCAATCAAGCCTGTCACAGTCTGATTGCTGGTGATGTTGCCGTCAACCTGCAAATCACCTGTCATGTGGGTTGTGGGTGTGGTCAGGGTCACGCTGCTGGTGGCATTGACTTCAACAATGGGTGATTCAATAACCACCCTTGGTGCTGTCACCTTCACCCTATCTGGCCACAGGGCAATTCTGACTGTGCCATCAAGGGTTTGCCACACTGCATTTTCCATGTCTTCACCATCAATGGTGAAACCTGACAGAATATCAGGTATGAAAAAGCCATCATTGAAACTGTGCATTCTGTGGGTGTTTGGCTCTTGTTCAGTGCCGCCTTGCAAATATAATGACATATCCCTATCGGTTGCTTTTATCCAGCCAAGGTCACCAGCTTTCAAGTTGAAGTTGAGCATGAAACCGCCACCGCCACATTGAAAAACTGGCACGCTGGCAATTTGCGCCCTGTTCAATGACTCACCATTTGTGGCCACAATTTTAATCATGGGCTGCACAGTGGCAATGTTGCTCACTCTGTCAAAAGCAATCACCTTTGCTGGCATACAGTCATCAGTGTTTTGCAGCGCCTTGCCCATAAATTGTTTCAACATACCAATCATGCTGCTGTCATTCACAGGGTTGCGTGATGGTTCAGCGCCTTCAATAGGTTTTTGTGGTTGGTCACTCATATTCTTTTGCACTCTGCCATGTAATAGAAAGGCACATCACGGCTGGCCACTTCAAATGAAAGTTTGTAGATTTGATATTCACCATTCAATGCTGGTGTGCTGGTGCTGACAATTTCCAAAGCGCCACCAAGTCTGGTTTTTGGGTCAATCAGAAACTTGACTTTGCAGCCCTGTTCTGTGAACTCTGGTTTGCCAACCATACCACTATCAATATTCAAAATGCGCTTGAAGTTTGGCAAAGGCAGGTTGATGTCTTTGACAACCAGCTCACCATCATCAATATATGCACTCACACCACCAGCATCACCAAGGTCATCAACCTGTTGAAGTTGTGCGCCTGTGAAACTGGTATTGGTCAGATTTTTGTTTGTTGCTGACCAATTCAAATTGACACCCAAACTTTTTGCAACCTTGGCTGCTTTGTCTTGCAGGCTTTCAACTGGCAAACCAGTTTCACTGACAATTTTGCCTTTTTTGCTGTCAAGGGTCAGGGCTTTGAATGCAACCCATATATCCATTTCAGACTCACCACCAGACACAGAAACATCACCACCACTGCCTGCTGCATCCTCTTTTGGCTTTGGTGGCGCTGCACCAGCCTTGGTTGGTTTTTCCTCTTTCACATCACACTTTTGCCCCAATGTGCAATATGCAAAATCACCTTCAAACAATTTGAAAGTGCCTGTTGATTCACGGCCAACTTCAAGCACCATTCTTTTTGGTGTGTTGTTTTTGTTGAATGGGCTGCACTCTGTCAGCAGCCAGTCACGGGTTTCACGGTCAAGGTTTGCAATGGCAATTTCACAAGTGTTTTGGGTTGGGCTGGCATACTTTGTGCCATTGGCTTTGATGGCCAAGCCCTCATACACTTTCAACTGGCCACGCACTTCAATGCCAACTTTGACAATGCGCTTGTCAAGTTTCACAAAATCGTTCATGGGTAATAGTACAAAAACTGTGTTGTGCCAAAGCTGGCAGGGTTGACCAGCTCACCATTCATTGTGTTGAAAAAAAAGTTTCTGCCAATCAGCCTTGACTGTGGCCAGATAATCCATTGACCAGAAACGGCACGCGCACCTTGCACAATCACTTTGTCATTTTCGCTGATGGTGACCAGCACGCTGCCAGCTCTTGTGGCAATCCTGAAGTTGTACAAGATGTTATCAAGCACAACATTGAATGATTGGTTTTCTGCTGTTGATAGTGGTATCAGTCTCATATATCACCCAAGAAAATCAGCAAGTGCGCTGCTTTCTTCAACTGGTGGTGCAGTGGGTGTGGCTGCCGCTGATGGTGTTGTTGCATTCACTTGGCCACGGTCTTTTGTGCTGGCATTGCTTTTGGTTTCAACTTTTCGCGCTGGCAATGGTTCAAATGTTGCTTCAACTAAAATGCACTCTTTGAACTTCAGCGCAATGGTGATGGTGTCCCACATGGCAGCATCTTCACTGTGTGGCATATCAACAATCATCATGTTGTCATACCCACCTGTCTTTGTGTATATGGTGAACAGGGTGGCATCTTTGTATGCTTTTTTCAGTTGGTCATACATATCATTGTATGTGGCTGGTGACAGTATCACAGACAAGTCAATCTCAACTGGCAAAATCACCCTGTGGTCAGTCATCACACTGCCATTTTCTAATGGGTGTTCCATGTTTTTGCTTGGCTCAGTGACATTCACACTGATTGGTCTGGCATCAAGGAAAATCTGCTGCCAGTTTTGATCCCAAACACCAACAAAATCTGCATTGCTGGTGCGCTGTGTGATGTTTGATATTATGCTCATATCCTGACACCGTTATCACTGCCAGCAATGGCATCATTCATTTGCTTTTCAAGGTGCTGGCTGAATGCGCCTGCAACACCTTCAGCATCAGTGGCCTGTGTATTGATGACCACAGTGCCAGTTTGCACGCTGGTGTTGGTGTTTTGTGCGCCTGCTGATGGTGGCACACCGCTGGCTGCATTGTAGGGTGAACCATCAGCCTGTGCAGCGGCCTGCTGGCCTGCTGCTGCTGCATCCTGTGCTTGGCTGCCAGTAGGGTTTGGCGCTTCACCACCACCACCACCAAGCCATGTGGGTGCATTGTCTTTCAGGGCTTGCCAGCCTGCTTTCATCTCATCCCATTTTTCCATTAGTGCGCGCCATTTATCCATGATGGCCTCAATGAAACCTATCACCTGATTTTTCATATCTTTGAAACTGCCAAGGTGCTTGCCCAACAGCGAATTGCCGCCATTCATCCACACTTGAAAATCTTGATACACCAAAGCAATGGCTGCACCCATAGCGGCCAAGGCAGCAATCAACAGCAGCAGCGGCCATGTGGCAGCAATCCAGCCAATGGCCATTGATGCAAGGGCTGGCAGAATCATTGCAGTGACAACCAAGGCAATGGCAATCAAGCCATATTCAACACCCTTCAGCAGTGCTTGGTGGCCTTTGAAGTACAAAAACATATCAGTGAATGCTTCAGCAACCCACTGAATGGCAGGCAACACAGCCAGTGCCAGCGCCCTGTACACTTGCTGCAATGACCTGCCAACACCATCCATTGCGTCATCATATTCTGCAAGCTGCTTTTGATTTTCCTCAGTCAGCACACCAAACTTTTTCTGTGCAGCAACCAACTTTTCAGTGTCGCCTGCTGCATCACGCAACATATCAATGGTGACAGAATCCATGCCAAGTTTTGCGCCTTGCCCTTGCGCTTCCTCAGATGTCATTTCTGAAAACTTTTTTGACAGTTTTGGCAGCATATCCATTGCTGTGGTCAAGCCTTTCTCATCAATGCCCATTTCTTTCAGAAAGGGTGTGGCTTTTGATTTTCCTTTGACTTTGAACACTTCAATGTTTGTGGCAAGTGTTTTAAGTGTGCCTTGGAAACTTTCAGCATTACCACCAGCATCTTCAACAGCCCTGCCCCATGCGTCAAGGTCACCCACAGGCACATTCATGCGCTTGGCAGCTTCACCCAAGCCAACCATGTTTTCTGTTGCTTCATGAACTTTTGAAGCAATCGCACCAATGGCAAATGCACCAGCAAAGCCAGCAGCCATACCTTTGAATGATGCAGCAGTGTCACCTGCAAACTTGTTCAGGTGGCCTTTTGTGCTGGCAGCTTTTTTGTCAACCTTGTCAAAAGCCTGCACAGCATCAGTTGGGTCACCCAACAGTTTGTATATGAACGCACTGACAAAACTCATTCACTTACCCTTTTTTTTGTAGTGTTCATTTGCAAGCCATTCATTATACCTTGGGATAACGATTGATTCCCATATCAGAAAGGCATCTTCAATGCTGTACACTGTTCTCAATTCATTCAGGGTTGCTTTTCCACTGCTGATAATTGTGCCTGTAATGCCGTCAATATTTTGGTAATCTTTTGTGGGAGCATCACAGACCATCTTTGAAAGAAAGGCGCAAGACTCCCTTGTACGAAAAAACCAAGGTTATATTCCAGCATCTCAGTTTCAACTTTGAAACCAAGGTTGAAGTCACCACCAATATGATTGTCAATCAGTGCTTGTGTTGATAGCAATTGTTCACTGCCATCAGGTTTCACAATCGCCACATAAGCCATCATTTTCAAATACAGTGCGTGATTTTTGTCATAGTCGCCAACCATCGGTGTGCCAGTTGGTATGTACTGTGTCAGAATCTCACGCCCTGCACTGCCATAGGGCAGCTTTGATATTGTGAATGTTTTTTCAACGCCATCTTCAGACGATACCACAAGGGTTTTCGGTTGTATCAACACAAGTTTTCACCTCAATTAAAATGATCTTTTTACATCCTCAAACGTGAAGCTGTATGCTTTTGTTTTCAATCTGCCAGCACTGGCCACGCTGTCAGCAGGCATACCATCAGTGATGATACCGCTGGTCAGTGTGACTGTTCTGCCATCACCATATATGCCTGTCAGTGTGATGATGTCACGCGCACCGCGCTTGCCTTTGGCCACTCGGTTTGCGTCATACAGTATGCCAAGGTTTATGTCATCAAAACTTGATGGCACAACACTCAAGGTGATTTTGATGGGTGTGGCTTTTGACCACTTCACCAAGTCACCATTCACACCCATTGCAGTCTCAGCAATGGCGATTGACGGTATATCAAGTGGGTCGCCATCATCAGCAAAAATGGTGACAGGAAAGCCAGCAGGGTATGTCTGGTCAGCAATCAACCACAGTGAAAGGCCAAAGCCTGAAATATCATTTGCCATGTCATTATCCTCAAAAAGTTGATTATCAAATCAGCACATGGCTGCCTTTAATTTTGCGTATGGCATCATCTTTGCTGTACACCAAACGATATTGTGCAACATATTCAATGCCGCTGTTGGTTGGCACTTCAACAATCTCACAGTCAAGCCAGTACCCACCACTTTCAACTTCACGCCAAGCATCAGGTGAACCAGTGAAGGTGGAAATAAAAGTTTTGTGTGTTGTGTTCAAACGCTTGCCAATACTTATCACGCCATTGTTCAAACCCAATGCAACAACAGATTGAACACCAGCAATGACAGTGGCGCGCCCTTGACGGTTTGCACTGATTTTGCCAAGTGCCAGCAATAGATTCATCAACTGAACTGCCACAACATCCTTCAGCCATATCTCATTGACATACACATTCATGTCAATTGGGTCTTTTGCAAACTGGCCTTGCAATTTGCCGCGCTGATAAAAAGATATTTTTCTGCCAGCCTGCTGTGTTGAACCATAGTAATTGATGCCGCCACCATCAAGAGCATTGCTTTCAGCTTCATCACTTACTGTTGCAGGCAAGGTTGCTTGCTGAAACATATAATTCTGGCTCGCATCTTGTCTGTTCCATGCCGTTGATGCCAAAATCGCCATTGGCAAATATTGCGGCCATGAACCATACCCGCCATGATATACAACAAAATCATTGTAAGAGTATTGAATTGGACTATTAAGGCTCAATGCAATACCGCCAATCAAGTCATATAAAAGTGGCGACAGTGCTGATAGTTGTGACACATCAACGCCAACGCTATACAAAAACATATTGTTGTATGAATAGTTGATTGTCGCCACATCAACAATTTGTTCAGCGGTCAGGCTTTGGTCAAGGAAAGCAAAGCTGCCAAAGTTGTTGTTATCCAGTGCAGAATGTTCAAAAGTTTGTGCTGGTGTTTGTGCGCCAATACCAGCAGACACCCTGCCCAAGTTGTTTGTGTCGCTGTTGTTTCCTTGATTCCACATTGACAACCAACCAATCTGGCTGATGTCTGTGCCAATGTTGCTGCCATATATATCAATATTGATGCGTGCATTGTTGATGCCAGTTGCACCACCAGTGATTTGAAACAAGCCATCACCAGCAGCGCCCCATGTCACAGTTGCGCCCGTGAATTGTGCGCCCACCTGTGCATTGATGGCTGCCTGTATAATGCTGGCAACATCAGTCAAGCTGGTGGCTGCTGTGAAGTCTATACCGCTGATAAAATGCGCCACACCACCAATGTCAAGATTGAAGCTGCCGTCAGTGACAGCAACCCACTGTGCCAGTGTTTTTGATGACTTCACGCCAATCAGGTATGGCGCAACATCAACATCAGGCCAGCGTGCAAAGCTGATTTTCCTTGGCCGCGTGATTTGCTTGCTGATGAAAGAAAAATACCATGTTGCAATGTTGCATTCTTCACCATTGGTATTGTTGAAGTATTTGCACACCTCATCAGCACTTGTGAACTCAACTTGTGTGTCAACAGGCAGCAGCGGATTGTTTGTAAAAAATCTGCCAATCAATTCGCGTGTTGCAACTTGTGCAACACCGCCAACGCCAGAAACGATGTCAACATATTTTTTCATTGGAATAGTCATTTTTTCACACCTCTTGTATTTCGCCAGTGATTCTGACAACAGGGTTGGCCTCATCAAGCAAGACCTGTCTGTATGTCAAAGTAAAATCAAAAGATGGCACTTGTTCGTGCCGCCCTTTGTCATCAATAAAATATTGCACACGCAATGGCTCAATTCTCAAAATACCAATGCCTGCCGCCCTGAATGCGTCAACTGCCTTTGAAGTTTGCAGTATCATGGCCGCTGCGTCAACAAAGTCAAACGCTGTGAACTCTTGTGGGGTTTGCGGGTTTTGAATGGCCAGACAGTCAAGCTGGTAGGTGCTTTCAAGCCAGTATGATTGGCGCTGCACAACCACATCATTGTTTTCATCAAAATATGATTCATTTTCTGGCCAGCCATATCTTTTTGAATCAATCCGATGAATGGCCAGAATGGGCTTGGTTGGCACGCCTTGCTGTGTTGGCTGAAAAGATTGCTGCACATATACATCAAGGCCACGGTCATTGCACCCATCACGCACAATGGCAAAGATAATGGCAAACACTTGGTTGTCAGTCATCATACAAATTGACCTGCTTGACCAAGGTCAATGGCCATGACCTGCACCCAACCATCAATGCCAAACCAGTCAAAGTTGCTGGTCAGTTGAAAGCGCCTGTTCTGCCATTCAATCTGGTCACCAGTGAAGTCACGGGAAAGATCAATCAAGTCTGTGCTGACAAAAATCTGCACATAGTTTTTCTGAAAGTCTAGGCCATAGGCTTGATACACTGACCTGTTGACAGCCTGAATGCTGCCCATCAATTCAACTGGTTCAGCAAAATCTGTTTCCCACTCACCAATGGCATTCAATGTGCGCCCTGAATCGGCAAACCATTTGAAAGGAAACTTGCCAATGACAGAAAATGCTTGGTTCAGCAGATTGCTTGATGGTATCAATTGTCAGCCCTCACTTGTACACATCAGTCATTGTCACCTTGTGAGTGATGGCATTACGCATGATGCCAGAATCAACCAGCGGTTTGGCTGCTGTGCCTGACAATGTATCATTGATGCCCAAGGCAACCAAGTGTGCAGCCTGCAACACCTGTGACTTTTTGGTGATTTTGATGCCTGCTTTTTTCCATGCACGCAACTGCAATGTGACTGGTGACAGTGGTGGTGTTTGAATCTTTGCAATGGTCTTTCTGGTATCGCCAGCAGCCTTCAGGCCAAGCTGTTCAAATACCTGCAACCAAGTCAGCTTGCCATCAGCAACATCAGCACTGCCCTTGGCAAACTGCTGTTGCCACTTTGTGGCATTGGCCACACAAGTTGGCCTCATGAATGGCCTTGGTGGTATGCCTTGCCTTGGGCTGCCAAACTCTTGAATGACTGCCACATACGCAACAGGCACGCCATTGTCATATTTTGAATCTTCAAAAAAGCCCACATTGACGGTCATGCCTTTCATGCCTTCAAGGTGTTTGACAAAGGCATCAAGCTGTTTTGTGTCTTGTGTCACTGAAACTTTCATGCCCTGCCAAGCCCTTTGTCAGAAAAACACACCGCCAACTTTCCTGAATGCTGACTTTTCTGGCAACCCGCCAACATATATGCCACCAGTGCCTTTCAATCCCAACAGGGCTGCAAGCTGTGCGCCATAGGGTGTCAAGTAAAGCCAATATTGAAACTGTGACTTGACTGGTGGCGCAAGGTTGGTGACATTCACAGCGCCCACGCCTGCACCTGTTGTGATGCCTGTGGCCTGTCCTGCTGCTGCATTATAGCCAAGGGTGGTCATGTGGGCTGTGCAAAGGTTCAAAGCCTGTTGGCGACAATGGCCAGCCAGCACGCCAAAGTTGGCAGGGCTGACAAAACAGGTGGCCATATCCCAATATGCCTCAAGGGTTGCATCAGGGTATTTGTTCACATCAGAAAATGCAGGATACAAAACCCTGAATGCTGCCACATCAAATGTCAGCACCGCTGCCATATCACTTGGCCTTTTTGCGGCTGTTGGTCACTGGTGCTTTTTCTTTGTCAGCAAAGTCATCAGGTGTGATGGGTGCTGACTCATCTTTTGGTTTCATGTTGCGTGCAACTTTGTCAGCAGCAACTTCAACATCATCCTCAACAATATAGCCATTGGCCTTGTGTTGAAGGTATGCGTCACAGGTGTTCAGCAATTCAAGCTGGTGCTTTGTGACTTCAGTGGCAACACCTTTTGGTGTTTGAAAATGATTGTTGCTGATACCAGCGCCACCTTTGATGACACAGATTTGTTCAGCAATCGGCAAATCAGCACCGCCTTTTTTGAAAAGGCTGTACGCTTGACTGTTTGAAAGTGTTGAATATACAAATGGCATTTTGTTGTTTCCTTGTGGTTGGTTGAAACTGAAAAAAAGGGCTGGCTGTTACACCAACCCCTTTCAGATGTGGCCGCTATTAGCAGCCAGACTTACGCACAACAGCGTATGGTCGTTTGGTCATGATGCCAGCAGTTGCATTGGTATATGCTTCCTCATAACTTTTTGCCATTTGCATGACACCCAAAGTCATAAACTTGGCTGGCACAACCTGCACAAATGTGCGGTCATCATCACTGCCTGAATCTGCAACAGTCTCAGCGTACAAATAAAACACATTTGCACCGCCATTGGCTGCATTCAATTCAGGTGCAGAAACAATACGCACCCTTGGGTAAGTTTTTGACAGCCAATCACGCACACTGATACCAAAGTCAGATGTGACTGACAGGTAATCAACTGATGCAGTGGCAATGCCAAGTGTGATGTCAACACGCTCAGGGTCAATCAAATCTTGTGACTGGTTGCGTAGTGTGGCCAGTGCGCCACGGATGTCTGCACAAATCTCAAGGAAAGTTTTTGTTGACCAAGCTGAATTGCCTGAACCACCATTTGGCAGGTTGCCATAAGCTGGCAATGCAGGGTCATTCAGCAATCCATAAGTGCGATTTGCACCATTGTTGAAACCATAAAAGCCAACACGGTTGCGCTGAATCTCAAGGGCTGATGCAGCGGCTTGACGCTTGCTGTCTGAACTTGAAACACGCATTGCTGATGCACGCGCTTCCTCAAGTCGGCCAACTTGCATACCTTCCTCAAACCGTACCACTTCACGGGTTTCAAAGTTGGTGTTCCATGATGACAAAGGTACATTGGTGTAATCACCGTATGGCACAGCATTGCCAACTTGTTCCATGACACCCTGTACAATCTGTTCAGATTGCCAGTCACCTTGCACAGTGATACCAACAAAATCATCAATGCGCCTTGCAGCGGTCATGACTTGCACAAAGCCAGTCAACCATGCCTGCAAAAATTGCACAGGTGTGGTCACACTTGGTGTGGTCAAAGGTGCAGTCAATGCGCTATCGGCTGCAAACTCAGCAGCCATTTTGTTCAGTGATTTTTCATCAAACGCAATGCCCAAACGGGCAAGGTCTTTGTAATTTTCAATCTGTGTGAATGTCAGCGGTTTGATTTTACGCGCTGCAATATGGCTCAATTCATTGTGTGAACGCATAGTGAATGCTCCCTTAGTTTGTCAATTGAATGAATGCCAAACCAGCAGCAGGCACGTTTTGGCGCACCACCTTAGTGTTTGGAACAAGTGTGCGGCCAACTGTTGGTGTTGTACCAGCAATGGCATACAGCTCACCAGTTGCTTGGTCAAACTCAACATTGTCACCAATTGCGCCTGCATTCAACAGCTCAACAACAATTGTTCCCATTTTCAGGAACTCTGCCATTGCTTCATTAGGCAAA